CTAGTTTAAATGACACCCCGGGTCAATATCAAGTAAGAATTTCTTCATCTACTGATTGGGCTGACGGTGGTGCAATTGCTTTTAGAAATCACTTTCCAGATAGTTCCGTGACCACAGTACACACTCATAGACTTGATAGAATTGCGCATTTAAGTGGTAGCGACGAAATAAAAATAACCCTTCGGCCAATCGCCAGTGCAGGGAGTTACGGTAAAATAACCGGAAGACCTCACGTGTCTTATTTAACGATACACAAACTCTAATATTTCATTTATTCCTTTTCTTGACAACAACACTATTTAATAAGAATAATAGTCTATTAGGAGATGTGTTAATGTCTAACATGTTAGAACAAGCAATTGTAGATGCTGCGGCTCTACGAGAGGCTGCTCTCAAAAATGCAGAACAATCAATTATTGAGAAGTATGCACCGCAAATTAAAGAGGCCGTAGAGGCAATGCTTGAAAACGAAGGTGCTCCCCGCACCCATATGTATCAAGGGCGAACAGTTAGTGTGATTCACGAAGCGGACGAAGACGGCAATGTTACTGTCGCTGAGGCTGGTGGAAAACCTTTTGTCGTTAAAGAATCAGATTTGTCTGAGGCGACAGATGAAGAGGTGCTTCAAGAAGAAGAAATGGACGCTGCTGCTGACACAGCAACTGCTCCCCCTACCGAAATAGAAGCACCCCCTGCATGGGATTCGCGCTACGGAGACACGCAGTCTGTAACCCTTACCGCGATGCTAGACAACGTTGACGAAGATGGAAATATCGAAATCGACTTGGACGCCATTGAGTTGTCAATGGCCGATGCAGATCAGGGACTAGAAGACACACTTCCAGAAGAGCCCGTAGAGGACATTTCCTTGGCTCCTGAGGAAGAGGAAGGGGAAACACCCGCTGATGAAACTGGGGAGGAAATAGATGACCTTCTTGGCGATCTAGGAGGGGAAGAAGATACTGATATGCAACTCCAAGAGCTTTTGGACTTATTATCAGAATATGATGAAGGATTAATTGAAGAAGATATCGATGTCGATATGGGTGAGGCCAAAGATGGCTGGATAGATACCAACGAAGGTTCTCTGGAATATAAGAGAGACATGGAAGACGCTAAATATACTCATTCTGTTCTCGAAGAAGAGGAAGAAGAGGAAGAAGATTCCGATGAGGAAATACACCACGATCGTCTCCATGAAGCCAAACAAGAGATAGACTTACTTCAACAAACATTTTTGGTACTCAAGCAACAAAATGAAAAGCTTGAATCCGTTGTTCATCAATTGAACGAAAAACTTGAAGAGACTTTGCTTTCAAACGCAAAGCTTCTTTATCAAAACCGCACTTTAAATGATGCCTCCTTG